GGCGGCGGCGATGTCGTCGAGGTCCATCAGGCGCTCGACCGCCTCGGGCGAGAGCGGCAGCGGCTGGCCGGCGGCGTCGCCGACGCCCTCCCAGGCGGTGACGGCGTGGCGGGCGAGCGCCTTGACCAAGAAGGCGAAGGACAGGCCGCGCGCCATGTCGGGGTCGAGGTCCGGGTCGGCGACGCGGATCGCCGCCAGCCGGCGCGCGGCGGCGGCCTGCGCTGCGGCCATGACCGCGGTGGTCACCGGTCGGATCTCGACGCGCACGCCGCGCGGCAGGTCGAGCCAGTACGGCTCGATGGGGAGGTCGAGGGTGAGCATGGAATTTGGAATCTCCATGGGTTATGTATCTTGCAGAAACCAAGGAACCCCCGATGACCGAGCCGATGCTCAAGGTCCCGGCGGCCGAGGCGCAGCGGAACTTCGGCCTCTACCAGGACAAGGCCCTCACCCAGCCCATCGCCATCACCCGCAACGGGCGGCCGCGAACGGTGCTGATCTCGATCGAGGAATACGAGCGCCTCAAGCGCCGCGACCGCCAGGTGGTGCGCACCGAGGACGCGCCGCAGGAGATCGTGGACGCCATCCTCGCGGCGCGGCCGCCAGAGGAGAACAAGCGCTTCGATCATGAGGTCTGACGCGCCGGCGCTGCCGGCTGTCGGCGACGTGATCCGCTACGCCTACCTCTGGAGCCACGAGCACGCGGCGGGACGAGAGGAAGGGTCGAAGGATCGTCCGGCGGCGGTGGTGGCCCTGGTTCGCCAGGAGGACGGCCATGATGAGGTCGTCGTCCTGCCGATCACCTCCACCCCGCCGGAAGAGCCCGGCGCGGCGGTCGAAGTTCCCGCCGAAACCCGCGCCCGCCTCGGCCTGCAACGAGAGCCGTGCTGGGTCGTGGTCACCGAGTACAACCGCTTCGTCTGGCCGGGGCCGGACCTCCGCCCCCTCGAAGGCGGCACGGGGCCGTTCACCTACGGCCCGCTGCCCGATCGGGTGATGGCGCAGATCCGTGCTGCCTTCGCGGCGTGGCGGCAGAAGCGCCGCGTCGCGGCCATTCGGCGTACCGAGTAGGTCTCACGCATACACGCTTTCGGCCTGGTCGTTCCTGAGAAGCACGGTCATCATGCGTGTTGCCGTGGCGTTGTAGGCGGCGCGGAACTCGAAGCTCGCCTCGACCCCTCCCGGCCCCTCGACCGGTGTCTTGGCCAGCGCCAGGTAGACCTCGTGCAGCGTGAAGGTGAGGCTGCGGTTGGCGTCGATCGTGTAGGAAAAGGCGAACTCCGCGGGGGCGTTGTCCTGCGCCTGTGTGAGCAGCGTGGTGTCCGCGAAGCGCGCGGTGATCTGGCCGGTCGCGCGCGCGATGCCGGGGTCCACCCCCTCCACCCTCCGGTCGGCGCGGATGGTGCGCACCATCTCCATGCCGTTGGCGTAGGTCAGCCGCGCGCCGGTCACCTGGGCGAGCGCCGCGCCGTTGCGGCCGATCGCCCCCTGCGCCTTGTGGAAGGCGGTGTAGGCGGCGCTGGTCGGCGTGCCCCCAGAAGAAGCGCCGCTGCGGGTCGAGCCCTGCCCCATCAGCCCGATGGTCGCGGTGGCGGGGCCGGTCGGCGAGAAGTCGAGCTCCAGCGTGTCGGCGCGCACCCCGGTGCAGAGGTCGTAGTTCGGCACGTCGGGGTAGCCGATCTCGACGCTGTTCGAGGGCAGCGCCGCGGCGCCCGAGCCGAAGCTGTGGATGAAGTTCGGGCTGGTGCCGGTGGTGGTCGGCGGCCCGAGCAGCAGGCGCAGCCAGTGGCCGATGTTGACGAGGTCCAGCGGCACCACCGCCTGGCCCTGCACGGTTACGGTGTCGAGGAAGGGTGCCGCCGGATCGCGGCTGGAGCCCACGCCGATGACGTCGGCGTCGAGCAAGGGCTGCTCGGCGCCGAGGTCGCAGGAGAGGAAGGGCAGGCGCATCCAGCCGCCCGCGGGCACGGTGCCGTAGGTCGCCTCGGGGCTCATGAGCAGGCGGCAATTGGCGCCGATGGCACGGGGCATCGGAGATCTCCGGGATCAGCGAGAGGAGGCGTCAGGCCAGCGGCGAGCCGGCGACGGTGAAGAACAGCGCGACGGGGACCGAGGCGGCGCGGGCGGCGGCGGCGCCCTCGAGCTCGACATCCTCGAACTCGGGCGCGCCGGGCTGCGCCCATTCCACCGCACCACCGAGGGTGCGGTCGGCGGTGACGGCGGCGGCGATGGCCACCAGCAGCGCGTCGAGCAGCGCGGTCCTCACCGTAGGCGTCGCGCCGCCGACGGTGACCTCGATCGCGGCGCGGTGCTCGATCGCCCAGGCGAGCGGCGAGAGGATCGGCGTCTCTTCGACGGTCTCGCCATCGCGGATGACGACCAGCCCGCCCGGCGGCAGGCGCTGCGGCACGGTCTCGCCGCGCAGCACCAGCGGCGCCGGATTCCTGCCTGCCAAGGACGTGGCCAGCCGGCCGTGCAGCGCCGCGATGGCAGCCTCCCGCACGCTCACGGCGCCGCCCGCCTCCCGCTCTCACGCTCCCAGGCCGCCACGAACCGCCCGGGCAGCCGGCGCAGGCCGCGCTCGGCGGCGCCCTTCACGTCGAGCCGCTTGGCGAGCTTCACCTGCGGCAGCAGCAGGAACATCGGCACCATGCCGCGCTGGAGCATGCTCCGCGCCCAGGCCTCGCGGCCCTTGCGGTTGGCGGTGCCGATCTCGGCGAGGCCGCCGGCGATCAGCCGGGTGCGGCGGCGCCGGCCGGTCTGCTCGCCCTGGCGGAGCGGCAGGCACCACACGAAGCCCCGTCCCGACTGGAACGGCCGCAGGAAGCCCTGGCCGGAGGCGACCATCTGCGCCGGCGTGACCCGCAGGCCCTTCTCCCCCCGGCCGCGGCGCCCGCGCGCCGCGTTGAAGCCGGTCGGGATGGCCAGGAACTTCCGTCCGCCCTTGGCGCGGATCAGCGCGCCGCGCTCGAAGGCGTCGATGACGTTGGGCACCTTGGTCGAGACCAGGCCGGCGGGGCGGAGCGACTGCCCCGCGCGGGGAAAGACCTGCGAGCGCCAGGCATGGGCGATGCCGCGGGCGTTGCCGCCGAAGCTGCTGGTGACCTGCTGGCGGAGCTCCTGCTTGACCTGCTCGGTCTCGGCGCGGATCGCCGTCATCGCCGCGCGCTCGCCGGCGCGGACCTCGGCCGCGAGCACCTGGCGCAGGTCGCCGAGGATGGTGGCCGCGAGCCTCACGGCGTGCCGCCGCCCGGCGGCAGGCCGGTGCGGTGGCGGATGATGGCGACGGCGAGGTCATGCAGCGCCGCCTGGCCGAGGTAGCCGAACACGAAGGCGAAGAGGAACCGGCCGTACTCGTTGAACGCGAGAAAGCCGCCGAGCGCGTAGCCGGCGCTGCCGACCAGCGCGGCGGAGGGGACCTCCCAGGCCAGGCACCAGTCGAAGCGGCGGCGCCCGGGGTGGTTCCAGCGCACGAAGCCGCCGGCCAGGCCGGCGGCGGCGCCGAGCAGCAGGTCACGCAGGATCTCCAGCAGGGTGAGGGCGTTCTGCGGCATGGCGGCAACTCCTATCGCTGGCAGAGCACGCGCCAGGCGGTGCCGGAGGCATCGCGCTCGGCATGGGTGACGGTGAGCAGGTCGGCGCTGAGGGCGAAGCTGTCGCCGGCGGCGAGGTCAGGCAGCGCGGCGATGGCGACAGAGAGGATGTCGGTCGCGGAGAGGATGTCGGTGCCGAAGGCGGCGGCGGTGCGATCCGGTGAGGAGCGCAGCACGCGGACAGCGATAGGCGGACCGGCGCCGCCCTGGCGATAGATGGCACCCACCCCGAGATTCGGATCCGCGGCGAGCACATCCATCGCCGCCGCGAAGGCAGTCATCGCTCGTCAGCCTCGGCGGCGTGCTGGTTCAGCCGCCGCACCGCGGCGAGTCGGCCGGCGCAGTCGGCATGGGCGGCGTCGTAGGCGAGCAGCAGCTCCGCCACCTGCCCCTGCGTCAGCTGGTCCGTGGCCGGCAGTACCGGTGCCTCCGCGCAGACCTGCAGCGCGTCAGGGAGGCGCAGCGGCAGCAGCCGGATCTCCGGCGGTACGGCCGGCGCGCAGGCGCTCGACAGCATCGCGCAGCACAGGGGCAGCGCCGGCAGCGTGGCTCGGGTCACGGCGGAGGGCCTCCAGGTTGGCGCCAAGGCGCACGGCCTGGGCACGGGCGCGTTCGGCCTCGCCGGTCAGCGCGGCGATGTGGCGGGCGTGCTCGGCGGTGGCGCGGGCCAGCGCCGTCGCATTGGCCTCGGCGGTGCGGGTGGCCGTCGCGGCATCGACGCGGGCGGCATCACGCTGGGCGCGGAAGTGCCAGGCGGCCGTGGCGGAGAGCAGCATTGCTGCCGCGAGCCCAATCGGCAGCGCATGCCGCCCGAGCAGCGCGAGGATCGCCGCGCCCATCAGGGATAGGCCTTGCGGTCGAGCTCGAAATGCGGCCCGTCGCGGAAGGAGACCCAGTCGCCGCCCCAGACGATCGCCACACTGAGCTCTTTCGCCGCAGCCTTCATCGCCGCGCCGATCTGCTCGTAGAGCGGCCAGTCCCAGCGGATCTCGCCGTGTTCGGGGACGCCGTCGCCGTCGTCCAGCCAGTAGGCCAGGTCGACGGCGTGGCCGGTCAGGTGCCGGCTGTCCATGGTGCGCGAGGCGCCGATCGCGACCAGCCGGGCCTGGCGCTTGCGGGACCTGACGCCCTCGGTGACGATGAACGGCACCGACTGGCGGGCCCGTTCGACGACGCGCACCAGGTCGCGGTGCACGCCCGCGAGGCGCGCGCGGTCGCGCGGCAGCAGCGCCGCCATCACGCCCCTGAGGCCGGCACACGGGCCAGCATGACGCGGACCGTGGCGTCGGCCGCCAGCGCCGCGACGGTGCAGAGCCCGACCTGATAGTTGCCCGTCGCGGTGGTGGTGATGCGGCGGTTGGTGTCGTCCCAGAACACCCGCGCGCCCTGGCCGATGGCGAGGGCGGGCTCCTTCGGCAGATCGAACTCGCCGCGGGTCTCGCACTCGACGCTGGTGTTCTGCGCGGCGTCGGACGCGGCGACGCCGAAGAAGGCGCCGACCAGCAGGCCCTGGCCGGAGAGGATCCCGCCCGCGTAGGGCACCACCATCGGGATGGCGCGCGCGTCGGGACGGAGGCAGTTGCGCATGGGAGGGTCTCCTGCGGTGGGTGGAGGCGCGGCGCGGCTTGAAGTCCGCGCGGCCGCGCGTTACATGTAACTCTGTCGTGGAGGTGCCGATGCCTGCGTCCGAAGTCCGCAAGCGGGTCGCCGCCCACCGCGCCGAGCTGCGCCGGCGCGGGCTGCGGCCGATCCAGATCTGGGTGCCGGACACCCGCGCACCCGGCTTTGCCGAGGAGGCGCGCCGTCAGTCGCGGCTGGTGGATGCCGATCCCGCCGAGTTCGAGGATGTGATGGGGTTCATCGAACGCCATTCCGCCTGGCCCGAGGATGCCGACGACATCCCCGAGCACGATGCGCCGCGGTGACGTCGTTCTCGTCGCCGATCGCGGCGGCGGTGATTATGCGGGCAAGCCTCGCCCGGCGGTGGTGGTCCAGTCCGACCTCTACGACCAGACGCTGAGCGTCGTGGTCTGCCCGCTGACCTCGGTGCGGAAGGATGCGGGACTGCTGCGGGTGCCGCTGTCGCCCAGCGAGCGCTTGGCGCTGCGGGCGCCAAGCTGGGTGATGGTGGACAAGCTCACCAGCATTCGGCGGGATCGGGTCGGAGGCGTGATAGGCCACATTTCGGACGACGAAGCGGTGGCGCTGAACCGCAGCCTCGCCGTGTTCCTGGGCTTCGCGTGATCAGGTGCCCGGGTTGAACCAGGCGCCGCGCCAGTCGATCGCACCGACGCCGAAGTCGAAGATCACGCTGACCTCGACGCCGTCCGCGCCCTGCACCGGGCCGGTGGTGACCTGCGGCCCCTCGGCGCCGTTGAGGTAGCCGTAGACGTAGACCGGCGCCGCGACCGGGTCGGAGAACAGGTACCAGCGGTTGGCCGGGATCAGCGGCTCGACCACCGGCTGCACGAAGCCCGCGAAGACGTTGGCCTTGGCCGTCTCGCTCGCCTGCACGACGACGGTCGCCTGGCGGGCGGCGAGTTCGAGGTTCGGCCCGACCAGCAGGCGCATGGTCTGCCCCATGGAGATCGGCAGGCCGTCGAGGGTACGCTGCTTCATGATGGCGGCGCGGCCGGCGCCGATGGTCGCGGTGTCGAGCGGCGTGCCGGTCCCGGCCTTGTTGGCCCGCGCCGCACCGGTGGCGAACACCGGCGCGCTGCCGGTGGCGAGGGTCGGGCCGTCGCCATTGGCGCTGTTCAGCAGGTTGTAGGCCGTGGCGTTCTCGAACTCGGCGACGCGACGACCGATGGAGGCGGCGAAGTCGGTGAAGGCGCCGAGGTCGTCGTTGACCAGCATCGGCCGCGTGACGCGGATGCGCCGCGCGAAGGTCTGGAGCAGGACGATCTCCTGGCTCTCGGACATGGTGCCGACCTGGATCTCGCCGTTCTCGGCGAGCGGCAGCAGGGTCGGGAAGTCGCCGATGCGCAGGTGCCGGTGCGGCTTGAAGTCGCGGAAGTCGCGGCGGAGGAAGACCTGGCGGTAGGTCGGCTGCGCCGGCTGGTAGGCGGCGAGCAGCATCTTGTTGGCGGCGGCCGCGAGCAGCAGCGGGAAGTCCGAGCTGGTGTGGAAGGCGCGCTCGGCGAGCAGGGTCGGATTGCGGGGCGGGTTGCGCTCGCCGCGGCGGGCGAGCAGCTCGCGCAGCATGTCGGAGGGGCGCCAGCCGAGGAACTCGGCGTGGCGCCCGGAACGACCATTCTCCCCTTGGGGCTGGTAGCCGGGCATGGCGCGGGCAGCGAGCGCCTCGGCCATGGCGTCGAGGATCTGCGCCGGGTCATCGTGGCAGGGGCCGGTCTCGGGGCGCGCCGGAATGGACGGACGCGGGCCCTGCGCCACCAGGGCGTCGAACAGGGCGCGGCGAGCCTGGTCGCCGGTCCAGCCCTGGGCGATGGCCTCGGCACGGATCGGGGAGATGCGTTCCGCCGGCAGCAAGGCGCGGGCGGCCTCGACTGCGGTGTCGATGCCGGCGATGCGCTCGCGCTCGGTGCGCTGCGCCTCGGCGCGGACCGCGTCGAGGTCCGGTGCGGCGCGGATCGGCTCGGGCGGCGTGGCGGGCGCGGTCCGGTCGGCCGGTGCGGGGCTGGTGGTCACGGTGGTCTCCTGGGGCGGATGGGTCGGCGGCGCCGGCGGGGCGGCCGGCTCGGCCTGCGGGGCCGGCGTCGTCTCGGGCATGGGTGGGTCCTCGTCAGGCAGGGCGGGCTCGATTGCCGGCGCGGGGAGGCCCTGTTCCCCCTGCGCGCGCACCGCCGCATCGCGGTCCACCGGGACCGGCACGACGGAGATCTCGAAGGGCTCCCAGTCCACCGCGCGGTGGACGGTCTCGCCGTAAGCGTGCACTGACGGCTGCGGTGGTGGGGTGTTGTCGAGGTCAGGTGGTATCGGGCCGGAGGTTCCACGGGGCGAGTTCGGCGATGCGGTTGATCGGGTGGGCGGCGATGCGATCGAGGAGAGC